AAGCAGCAGGAATTTAAAGACCAACCGGAACAAAACATCAGTAACCAATCTTTCAGAAATTTTTCCTTTTTTGAAGCTTACTTTTCGAATTATATTGAGGGGACTGAGTTTGAACTGGAGGATGCCAGGCGCATCATTGAAACAGATACTCCAATGCCCTCTCGTGATGAAGATTCGCATGATGTACTGGGTACTTACAAACTGGTAAGTAACAGACAGGAGATGAGTATTGCACCAACCACTGCGGATCAGATGTTGGAAATACTTCTTTACCGGCATCAGGTGGCTAATGGGTGCAAGAATATCTAAAAAGCCCGGCCAGTTTAAAGATAAAAATAACCGGGCAGGTGAAACCTTTTTTGTTGACCATACATTGGTAAAAGACACTCTCATTAAAGGATTTGATTTTTACCAGGCACTAAAACATCCTTTTGCCCCGGGCTGCCTACATCATGTTCCTGATTAGTGAAGTACATCCGTTTTTGGATGGCAACGGAAGAATAGCCAGGGTAATGATGAATGCAGAGTTGGTAACCCAAGGACAAACCAAAATCATCATTCCCACTGTTTACCGTGACGACTATATTGGAGTATTAAGAAAGTTAACCCGGCAACAAGACCCATCTGCTTACTTGCGAATGTTACAACGGGCACAGAATTTCAGCGGTACGGTAAAAGGTGACAATATGGATGTGATGGAAAAACATCTGGAGGCTTGCAATGCTTTTAAAGAAGCTGATCAGGCAAAGCTAAAATATTAGTTACCTATCATTCTGGGTGGGTTAAAATGTTAAACCTGGCTTTCAGACCCATTTTTACTCCCACAGTAGCCTTCCGGATTTTTGTTTTCAACTGGAAAAAGCATTACTTCTTACCTGTTTCTCGATTTCTTCCTGGATTTTTGTTTCCGGTAATCATCCTGTGGATTTGGCTGCTACTTTGGCCTGAATCACGTTGAATTGCCGGTCATCTACTCACATTAACACAGCCTCAAAAGGTAATTTATTCCGATGCCTGTGCAAACACAAAGAAAAGACCTGCAACTGCTGACAATCTAAAATAACATCACAATTTAACTGTGTGTAACCTTTTCAGAAGGCACTATTTTTAAGTGTCAGAAATGTTGCGTTTATATAAAATATCTACAAAGATTTATTCTTAGATGGAAGGAATCCCGTCAATGAATTTTCTCGGCATATCCTCACTACGTTTCGGTATTCCAATTCCTTCATTGCCACCCTTCATCAGAATATTAATCATGCAGAATTTTTTAACACTTAAAAACAACATTATGACAACTTTTGAAAAACATTACATCGGAAAAGGAACACAAGTAGAAAACCTTGACATCATTAAGATCGTGTTACCAGTTGAAGGACTTGAAAAAGCAGTGTTTGAAAAGAACGGAGTAAAGTACATCTCTTTTGAAGTGGCTAAATTGCGCGGAGAAGACAAATTCGGCAGAACCCATACTTGTTATTATCAGACCAAAGTTTCTTCAGCCATCCCAACTCAGGACGAAGCTGCTGAGAAACAAAAGAAAGCTTCCAAAAAGAAATCAAAAAAGGAAACGGCTGGAGCAGAGGATGACCTTCCATTTTAGCAGAAAACACAAAAGAAAGTCGAAAGACTTTTTTTTGTGTCGTAAAATTCTTTCACACAACAATGAGGACAGTAATGACCCACTTACCGAACCTGTCCTTTCTGCTATTTTTTCTGCTCACTTTCTTTACAGAAAGTTTCACAAACCTAAAATCAAAATGTGATGAGTAGCGATAATAACGTGATGGAATATAACGAAAAACAAATAACAGTCCTTGAATGGATTGAATCAGGATGCGATTATCACCAGGGTTCAATGCTCTATGGTCAATTCGGAAAAAATAAATTTCTGCGAAAAGATTTTATCGGCAAGCAGCACAAATATGCAACCAAAATTATCTATGAATTGTGCAAATCAGTTAGTCTGGATTATGCGCGATTGCAGGCAGAAAAGCTTATTCCTGTTTTACAGGAAACATTCAAGGATCGCGAGCCGGAACAATCTTTTCAGTATCCTGACATTAATTTGCCCGATGGACAAATTAATCAAAGTGAGCCAAATGAAACCAATGCACCGGCGTCTGAGCCCCAAGAACCGGGGATCGAAGACATGCCGGAGGCATTATTAGCTATAAACATTGGAGAATATCCACAAATCATCCGGAGGATAATTGCCGAATATGCAGAAACCTTTCAGGAACGCAGCAAAACTCACCGAATCCTTACCGAAATGCCACAAGGTAATAGCCAGGCATTGAAAACAAAACGCGCTGAAATATTTGACCTCGTCAAATCTTTCACCATTCGACTGGAGTATCTTTTTAAGATCCGGCAACAATTTGAACAAAACGGTGAGCTTCCTATTGCGGATGAAGTTTGGCCTAAACCCCAAGAATTGCAGGAAACCACTTTGACAGACGATCCGGAAGATTTGCGGAAAATGAAAAAGAATCAGCAAACAGCTAACACCAAAGATCAGAATATGCTCGACTATCAAACTATGGTCAAATCGTGATGAGAAAAAGACCATGCCAACAGGTCCCAAACGAACCCGGATTGAAAACCGGATTAAAGGCCGACTGAAATTCATTCAGGAAATCGATCTCAAATTAGTCAGCCTAAATGCTAACTAATTCGATCCAAAGCATTATCCCTGAATTGACGGCAGAGAATAATCCCCAGGGAGAAACCGGCAAACAGCAACCTGTCAGCCTGACATCTGGTAATGAAAGAGCCTCAGTCTTTGTCGCTGAAGCTGACAAAAGCCTCACAAAAGCCATTGGCCAACTGCAAAATGGGTTAACCACCCATTTTTACAGCTGGGGAAATTTCAATTTGATTCGCCTGATGATGTATATCTTGAAACAAACCGGCCCTGCCCATGCTTTTATGACTTCCTATTCATTCAGTCAAAAAAGTATCGAACAGCTTAACTTGAAATTGTCGCAGAAGCAAATGCTTTCCTTTCGGGTGATCGTTGACAACCGTGTAAAAACAATGAGCCCCATTCCCTTTCAAATGCTGATGAACAGCTTTGATTACCGGTGTACCTCCATCCATGCCAAAATAGCTTTGATCTGGAACGAGAACTGGAAAATCACCATTCTGACCAGTCAGAATGCAACAGACAATCCCAAAATGGAAAGAGGAACGATATATACCGATCCTTCAGTTTTTGAATTTGATTTAAAAACTCTTGAACATGAATTTCTCTCAGGATCAGCTTAAAGAAATTGAAGATATGGCCGGACTGTTCTTTGGCGCTGGAGAGATTGCCATTAACCTGGAATTGAACGAAGAAGAAACTGAACTGTTTGCGTTTCAGATTGACAGCAAGAATACCAGTTTCCCAGAGGTAGGCGCCTATCTGAAAGGTAGGCTTACCGCTGAAATTGTCATGCGTAAAGCCATCAAACAGTCTGCACAAAACGGCAGCAGTCCATCGCAGCTACAAATGCTTAACTTTTTAAGAGAATCCAAATGAGCCGAAAAGCACTGGAGGATATGAAATATGAAACCATCAAGGCTCACATGCTTGATCCTGATCATTCACTGCTTCCTGCGGACCTAAGTAAATCTTCTAGACAGGATTGTTTCGTTATCGAAGATTCTGGATAAAAATCCGATGCAGAAGCAGGCCATTGCCCTGCATCGGATTAAATATCCGGAAATAGTGACCTCGGTTGCTTATGAGGATATGCGACTGTGCTTAAAACTTTTTAACACGATCCATACCTTTGATTTTGATTTCTGGCAAACCTGGCTTATCAATGATATTATAGGCAACATTATGGAATGCCGCAAAGGAAATACAGATAAGGACCGACGGGTAATCTCCATGGAACACACCAACCTATTAAAAGCAATCGGGGAAAAACCTGAAAACCTGGAAGACCCCAAACGAACTGAAAAACATCAGTTCTATATCCTGATTCAGAACAACAACCAGCAGATCAAACTTGATCTGGACAGTCTGCAGAACCTGCCGACTGCTGCGATCCGCGAACTCAACAGGCTTATTTATGGTGGAAACGAAATCACTGATGCCGATGCCGAGCAAATAATGAACTCCTGAAACATGATCACAGAACTAATTGACCTGAATAACCCTCAGAAAATTTCAGTTGTCAACAACGCTCAAAGCGAAGTTGACATTCAAGGACGTGGTACCGGGAAATCGTACGTGATCGGCTGGGAAATCAATGAGATCGTCCGACGAATGCCGCGATCAATTACATCGATCACTGGCCGCACTTATGGACAGATTTATACCCGAACACTTCCTTCAACTATTAAATTCCTTGAGAAGATAGGTTACGAAAAGGATAAGGATTTTAAGATCGGTGGAAAACCTCCGGAAACATTCCTTTCCCCTTATGAGCCCGTCACCAAATTCGATAATTACATCTCATTTGCCAACGGAACAGGGTTTCTTATGCTTTCACAGGAAAGGGCCGGTTCGAGCCGAGGCCCGAACCTTGATCGTGAAATTGTGGACGAAGCACTAACCTTGAATAAAGCAAGGTATGACGAAGAAGTGTCACCGGCCAATCGAGGGAACGAGGAACACTTTGGGTTTCGCTCCGGTAAACGAATTCGTCAACACCATGGATTTCGGTATGTATCATCCATGCCTTATACCAGGGAACAAATGTGGCTACTTCGATATGGTGATTATTATATGGACGAAGCCGGTATTCCTATTTTTGATATCTGGAACCGGATTGTCAAACTTCAGATACAAGTGATCGAAGCCTATAAAGCAGGGGATAAACGTTTGTTTAAGGATATCTGGAATGAAACGGTCCGGTTGAAGAAGCAAATTGCTCCATTCGCTTCTAAACAGGGTATTCTCTTTACCCTTGCCAACGCTTTCGATAATGTGGAGAACTTAGGGATGTCATACATCGTTCGCGAATACGATAAGCAAAACCTGATGACTTTCATGATCGAGATCCTGAACTGGATCATTGATAAAGTGGAGGACTGTTATTATC